GTGGACATTGCTCTAAAATAGAGATCGTTCTTATGCTAAAATAATCAGAACCTTTTAACCCATCTGTATCAGAGAAATCAGTAAATCTTTCTAGGTGTAACACTCTGTTTAAAGCTCTGTAAACAGGATATATACCTGTGATAATTCCTTTCGAATCTCTATAATCAACATGGAAGAGCTGCTGAAGATAGATAGCCCAATCCTTTGAGACATAGCTTTTGGTCTCATTCACCTTAAGTCCATAAGATTTAAAATGTCTAAATACAGGATCACCAGAGGTTACGGAATATGCGCCATCGTCGCCTTGTATTTGACAAAGTTCGAGAAGTCTAATATCCTTACATTCTTGGGCAACTCCAAATTGTACGATAGAGTCAACTTCGTTAGTGAATGTTGAGCCACTCGGAATACCGTGTGGTCCAGTCAAAACACCTTTTGGAGTGATAATGGGTACATTAATAAAATTGTAACAAATTTGATCTAAGTACCCTGAATACTTAGTTTGAAATAGCAACTTAATAGACTCAAACGCTGGTTTTATTAAATGCTCTTTCACACTATTATCATAGGAGGAAAAGTCAATGGACATAATTTGATTTCCTTCTGAAATGGAATTATCAATTAATTTTGTTAACGCCACATTTATTTCATCGGGCGATAGAAGGCCCTTACGCCAAGTCTGTCTAGCTTGTAGTTCTAGGAGTGGTCTGTAGAAACACATTTCAAAGATAGTCATAACGATGGAGAAACCCCAGACGTTCCTTGTCTTGCCATTTTCTTGAGTCCTAGTAAACAGAATACACGCAAAATTAATAAGATCCTTAAGGACAGTGGAGATCTGTGACAAGGTATAACTCTTGTACTTCTCTTTTACATTCTTCTTTCTAGTGTAATCAGGAAGACCACTGTTTGTATCATTCTTTAAATAATTAAGGGCGTTTATAACTTCCAATGGTCTAAGTCGACGTAGTCTCTCTGACAGTGCATAAGGCTTAAATGCAGTCATGATGTTCATGCCAG